TATGGTCTTGAAGATCTTCAATATAATACGGAGGAATGGTTTGAACATTCCAAACTAATCCGTGAGCATGAAGAAGATATTTCCTTTCTCATTTATGAAAAGGATAATCCAGATTATGCAATGCCTTATCTAAAAGTTTATTGGAATCCTAATAGATCTGGATTCCATTTTAATAATTGTTTCTCGACTGCGGGCAGTTTTTCATTCATTCCAAATACCGCCATAAAGAATGGGTATGTAAACAATGAAGATGTAAAAAATTTTATTTTAAGTGGCCATCTTTGGAAACGAATGTGTAAAGACGCTCAATCAAAAGAAGATCTAAAAAATCTTGAATCTATAAAACATGAATTGTCTTGTTCTCACAAACAGGGGGAGTTGTTTTGATATTTAACTATAGGACTGATGAAGGCAGAAGCCAGAAAGCGGGAGCATTAAAAAACTCTCCACCCATAGGGCATAACACTTTTTATAAGTTTATTGTTATGTCCGCTCCCGCTCTCCTATTAATTTTATTGAGGTAGAAAAATGATTAGTGAAACGATAATAAAAAATGCTGTTGATAATTTGAATAAATTAAAAACAGAAAAATATGACCAAGAACGCCTAATGATGGCAGATTGTAATTACGTTGGAAGAAAAACATATTTCAGAATGATGCTCAAACTTCTCAAACTTGAAGAAAAGATAAGAGAGCAAGAAATATTTATCGAAGATCTAAAAGGAGATGAATAATGAGTAAATTAACACATAAAAGAGAAAGCAAAGAACTAGAAACTTCACTAGAAGTTGTTAGGTGTTTAATTGGTGTCGCTAGAAATCAAATCAAAAGCGAACCTAATGAAGAGCAATGGCAAAAAGAACTACATCAATTATATGGTGTAGAGAATCTTTTAGAACAAGCAGATGATTTTTATTATGAAGGAAATGAATAATGAATAAATATATTCTGCATTTTAGAATTGAAAAAATACATAAGATGGTGGTTGATGCTGAAAGCCCTGTAAAAGCTTTTGACGATTTACGAAATAATAGATCCCAAATAGATCCTGAAAAGGCTTACAGCACAAAATTTGTTCCTTTAAATTGGGAACTTGTATCAGAGGATCAAAATGGTTGAAGTGCTTGGACATTTTGGAGATATGAAAAACAAACACGCATCTGTTGTAAGTATGTTTGGAGATCTAAAAATAAACTTTTTCAAAGACTATAACTTTTGCAAAGAAGTTGTTATCAAAACCAAAAGTTTAGATTTTGCTTTAAGTATGGCAGAAAATTGGTCACTTGATATTTTGGATCTCCAAGACATTCCAGAGGAAATTTGATGGATCTTAACAACCCTACCAATTTTTTAGCTCTATTTGTATTGTTTGTGCCATTTATAATTGCTTTGGCCGTAGGTATTTGGAATTTAATTCTAAGCTATTTTCATAACTTTGATGATGATTTAGATATGTTTGATGATAAAGATTATCCGTATGAAAGAATTGATGAAACAGAACAGGAATAATTTATGTTAGAAACAATAGGAACTGTAATTGGAATTGTCATTGTTTGGACAATTCTTTATTACTTAGAAGAAGATTAAAAACCCTTTGTGGCGTGTTCATAAGCGTTAGGACAATCCTTAACGCCACAACAGCAATATCCTTCTTTATATTTAATTTCCTCTTCTATAGATGGCGCACCAACCAAATCTCTTATTTCACTTTCTGACATAATTTATACCTCACTTATTTTTATACGGATTATTTTTTTTCCAATGTTTTTTATGCGGAGAATTGAAAATATCATTCCACCTTTTACTAAACTCCTCATCTGATATTTGTTTTTTCCTTTGATCTGATCCTTTGCTCATTTGCCTTGTCCTCTATATTTGTTTTTGTGTAAGCGTCTTTTATTTTTATTCATACTTGCGGTCGCTACATTCCTACGCCCTATACTTGTTTTCTTCCCACGAACGCTAGTAGCGGGCGTATAGCTATTTAATATTTTATTTTTCTTCGACATGATCTTTCAACTCCTTAATCATTATAGATCCTAACCCAACCAATAATAAATGTTTACGCACTCCAGGAATCGCTTTACTTAATAATCTACGCCCACCCATAAATACTTGTCCTTCACTAACTCAGTCACGCAACGCCCAACTGTCTTAGCTGATAGACCTGTCATAGCCCCATAGTATCTGTAAGCGTCGTGGCTAGAAAATGTTTCCCAACGGAAACGCTCACACACGGCCCATAAACATAATTTACTAGCGGGCGATAATTTTTTATTCCCCGCACGGGAACGAAACCACTGCCAAACGCACCCCCTCATTTTGCTGTAGTTTTTAAATTTGTCACGCACGGACGCACGGACACAACCACTTTCTCCTTCATTTTGTGGCACGCCGTTCTCGATCCACCAAAACTGATCATTCATACTTATTCCTTATAAAAGGAAAAGTACATTTTACTTTTCCTTTATATGTTATGTTATGGATATACGGGACAAAGCTTCCACTTAGAAGGGACATAGCTTCCACTTTAACGGGACAAACCTTCCACTTAAAACTTATAATTATCATCATCTCCAAACATCAACCATATCATTAACAAACACAAAACAAAGATCAACTCAATCATTTTTATCCTCACAATCTTTGCAGATCTCAGATTTGAAAATTTTATAATTTTGTTGCCGTTGCCTGTAAAAATCTATCGGACATTCTTTTTGACAAGCTTGGCATTTTTTCTTTTTCATTATTCTGGATCTTCTTGTTCTATATCTATAATTCTTTGCACATCTGCAATAATTTCTGGTGGCACATATATCTTTATTAACAAATAAAATTCTGGATCTAAACCCGCAATCATGTTGTCCAAATATCTTTCGAAGTGATACCTGTATTCCTCACGGCGCAACCAAGCAACATCTTGCGCAGATCTCTTACGGCAGTCATAACGCCAAGCGTGATCTAGGTTTTCTTCTGTGTATAAAATTAATCCCAATTTATCCCCGCTT